GAGATCGACACCGCCGTGCTCGGCGACGGCGCCTTCAAAGTGACGTGGGACGCCGTCACCGGCACCGTTCTGATCACCAGCCCCGACGTGCAACGCCTCTGGGCCTGGCACGAGCCCAACGACCCCAACACCACGAACCGCGTCGCACAGCAATACAACCTGACGTCGCCGGCCCTCGCAAAAACATGGGGGATCCGCCGCCCCGGCGCCGCCGGGCTCACCGTCACCGAGCTCTGGACCACCGACGAGCTGCACGTCCACGTCGACCGTGACACCGTGCCGTCCCTCGTCCTCCCGAACCCCTACGGCTGGCTACCGTTCGTGATCTTCCCCAACGAGCCCGTCCCCAAGGAACCGTGGGGCGAGTCCGACGTCCTGCCCTTGATCGACGCCGCCCGTGAGCTGAACGAAGCCCACACCCGCATCCGCAACCTGCTGAACCTGACAGGCTTCCCGATCACCGTCCTCGAAGGCGTCGACAGCGCCGAAGGCCTCGCCGCCCAGGCCGGCGCCATCTGGGCGCTGCCAACCGGCGCCCGCGCCTACGCCCTCGACCTCCTGCAGCACGGCGCCATCGGCCAACATCTCGCCTACCTCGACAGCATCAAGAGCGCGCTCTTCGCCCTCGCCGAGACGCCCCGCGCCGCCTTCGGCGACAACCAACGCGACCTTTCCGGCGTCGCCCTCGAAGTCGAGCTCCTACCGCTACTGCACAAAGTAGCCCGGAAGCGCGCCATCCGGGGCACCGCCTACGGCAACCGCGCCGCCATGGTCCTCGCCACGCTCGACAAGTTCACCGGCACCAACCACCTGAACGCCGGCACCCCTACCGCCCACTGGCAGAGCCCGACCCCACGCGACCGCAACCGCGAGATCCGCAACGAGACCGAGCGCATCCAGAACCGCCTGACCAGCGTCCGCAGCAGCCTTGCCCGGCTCGGCGACGTAGACCCCGACACCGAGCGCGCCGCCATCATCGAAGACGCCGCCGCCTTCGCCACAGCCCTCGACGTGCCCGAGCCCATAACCACATGATCGCCGCCCTCCGTTCCGCCCTCGCCGCCGCCAAACGGTTGACGCGCCTACACCCTTGGGCAGATAATCGAGCCGTGAGCGACGACCAGACGCCCGCCCCCGACCCAGACGCCCCACCCGGCGGTGGCACAGCGACACCGGTCCCCGCGGCGGGCGGCACCGAACCCACGCCCGCCGCGGACCCGGGTCTCGCCGCCGCCCTCCGCGCCGCCCTCGCCGCCAACAACCCCGACATCCCCGCCGCCGCGATCGCCGGCGAGACCCTCGCCGACATCCAGGGCAGCATCGCCGCCGCCCGCGTCATCGCCGACCACGCCAAGGCCCAGGCCGCCGCCCCCGCCCCGTCCGCACCCGCCACCCCACCGGCGCCCGCCGCCCCGCCCGCTACACCCGCGCCGGCCCGCAGCGACAACAACGCCGTCACCGGCCTGCGCGCCCTCGACCGCATCCGCGCCGGCCTCGCCACACGGAGCTAACCCATGCCGCTAACCCTCGCCGAAGCCGATAGGTACAGCACCAACCAGGTCTTGATCGGCGTCGCCGAGACGACCATGGACGCCAACCCGCTGCTCGGGCTGCTGCCGTTCACCCCCGTGCTCGGCAACGCCACCCAGTACCTGCGCGAGAACGCCGCCAGCAACCCGACCTTCATCGCCCCCGGCGGCACAGTCATCGAAGGCGTCCCCACCACCAGCCAGATCGTCGTCGCCCTCAAGATCCTGATCGGCGACGCCGACATCGATAAGTTCCTCCGCGTCACCCGCTCCAAGGACCAGGATATCGAGGCCGAGATCATCGCAATGAAGGCCCGCAACTTCGCCGACACCTGGGGCGACAAAGCCATCTACGGCAGCATCGACACCGACGCCAACGAGTTCGACGGCCTGCACGAGATCATCAGCGACGACGTGGTCGGCCAGCAGGTCCACGCCGGCGCCGCCGCCGTCGGCGGCGCCGGCAGCTTCAACCTCCTCGACCAGCTCATCGACCTCGTGCGCCCCCGCCCCGACATCCTCATCGCCAGCCGGCGCAGCATACGCGGCATCCAGCAGCTCGCCCGCTCCCAGGGCTGGGACCTCGCCCTCAGCACCATGCAGGGCATCAGCCGCCCGGTCCGCTTCTACAGCGACATCCCGATCATCCCCGCCGACTTCATCGTCGACACCGAGGCCATCCTCGCCGGCGCCTTCAGCACCAAGACCGCCGGCGTCACGAGCTCAATCTTCGCCTGCCGGCTCGCCCCGGACGCCCTTTTCGGCATGGGCGCCAGCGACCCCGCCGCCACCGACGAGCTCGAAACCATCATCCAGCTCGAGCGCATCGGCACCCTGGAAACCAGGGACGCCGACCGCTGGCGCCTCAAGCACTACGGCGCCATCGGCCTGAGAGCCAGCCAGGGCCTCGCCCGCCTCGACGGCATTACCTCCGCCGCCTGGACGAACTAACCATGGGCGGAGTGTTCTGCCCGAACTGCAACAGCAACGTGCTACTCGAGCAGGACGGCCGCAGCTGCAGCAACTGCAAAGCCATCCTCGTCGACGCCCGCAAGACCGTCGACCCGCCGCGCGAGCCGCGCCCGCCCGTCCGCCCTCGCCACAAGCGCCCCAGCGGGGCCGACCGCCGCCGCGCCGCCCTCCGCGCCCGCGAGGAACGCCCCCCCCTCCTCCCGCCTGACACCCCGGCCGCCGCATGACCGTCCAGGCGGACATCCGCGCCCGCCTCCGCACCCTCCTCGACGACACCGGCGCGGGGATCTGGTCGGACGGCGAACTTAACACCCACATCGATGAGGGCGCCCGCCTCCTCAGCCACCACCTTCCACGCGAAATGTCCACCCTTACGGCCACCACGCCCGGCAGCCGCGCCATCTCCATCGTTACCCTCTCCGACCGCATCCGCGTCCGCGCCGTCGAGTACAAGACCGGCGCCTTCCCCGAGACATGGACGCCCTTCCGCGTCTGGGGCGACACCCTCACCATCCTCGGCCCCAGCGTCCCCGACGGCGCCAACGCTCTTATCTATTGGGAGGCCCTGCACCAGGTCCTCGTCGCCTCCAGCACCCTCCCTACCGACCACGACAGCATCCTCCTCCGCGCCTCCGCCGCCCTCGCCTGCGAACAGCAACAGGCCGACACCGCCAACAGCATCAACACCGGCGGCGCCTTCGCCCCCCGCGACTGGCAAACGCTCGCCTCGCAGCACTGGGCCGCCTATCACTCCCAGGTCAACCGCCGCCTCGGCGTCCGTCTCGGCAACCTCTACCAGCCCGCCGACCCCGTCAGCACCCAGCAGACCGACCCGGGGCCGTGAGGACCCTCACCGCCCCCCTCACCGCCGCCCAGCGCGCCCGCTCCCGCGTCCCCGTCCTCGCCGCGGTTATCAGCGACCGTCACGCCGGCGTCCGCCGCCTCCGCCCCGCCCTCTGGCGCAACGGCGCCGAGCAGATCAACAGCCACGCCGCCGCCGTCCCCACCGACGGCAGCCTCAACCGCTTCCGCATCGACGGCACAGACCTCTACCGACAGCGCGTCGTCACCCCCGCCATCGGCTCCGACTACTCAATCTGGACACTATTTCGCGCCAACAGCCGTCTTGTCGCCGCCTCCCAGACCGGCGCCACCATCGAGTTTTTACCGAGGACACCATCTCCGGGTTTGGCCAGATCCACCGCGCCACCAGCAGCGACAACGGCGCACCTGGGGCGCCTTCGCCCTCGCCTTCACCAACGGCACATCCACGAACGCCCTCGCCGCCGCCGCCAAGTCCACCACCGAGATCGTCGTCCTTGAACACGTCGCCGCCAACACCCGCGCCTGGCGGCTTGGCGCCGGCGTCTGGGTCGCCTTCGACACCGCCGACGGCGAGATCACACCGGCCGGCCTCGCCGTCCACTACGCCAGCGACTACAACTGCGTGATCACCGGCACGCCCGCCGCCGGCGGCAGCCGCGTCGTCAGCCGCATCTTCGGCGACGGCTTCAATCAGGCCAACGACACGTGGGGGGCCGCTCGCACCCTTCTCGACGCCCCCGCCTCCGCCACCATCGCCTACGACTCCCCCGCCGTGA